CTTCGATCCCGAAACCATGACCCTGCCTTGGACGAGTCCTGCTACGGGTGTTCACTATGAAGGAGATGCATCTAAGTTAGCAAGTCACAAATGGAATGACTACGCCAACAACGATGATCTACTAGAGAAGTGGAATAAGTAAAATTTAAACACTTTACAGAAACACCGGTTGGGGGACATCTCCAACCGGTGTTTTTAATTAATAAAATACAAAATTTATACAAAAAATAGCATATTTAGCCATATATACTATGATGTCAAAAAACAAACTAGTAGCATATGCAGTGAGCTTGCTAGTCGTCATGAACCAACTCTCAGGCTGTTCTACATTAGAAAAGTCTTCACAAAAACCCACAGAAAATCAAACAGAATCACCACCAGAATTTAAACCATTCATCCCTCTTGATGATAATGCGTTTGGTTTTGTAGGATCTCTACGTCGTCCAACAGGTAAAGTTCTAGGTTCCGCTGTTCTGATAGAAACAAATGTTGCACTTACTGCGGCGCACTGTTTAATTGATACCGATATTTCATACGTAGAATTTGCTGGGAAAAACTACCCAATCGACTACACCATATGCTACGAAGACGGAACACATATAAACCACGACATTGGGTTAGTATTTCTAACAGAAAATGTTATTGGAGTTAATCCAGTTAGCAGAATTGATGACGTTATTAGTAGCATAAAAAAATGGGATTATGTTACAACAATTGGCTACTCTAGGGGATTTAAAAAGGCATCGTCACTCAGCACATTTCGATACTACGGTGTTCTATACAACGAAGAAAATCAAATCAAGATGCTACCACATAATGGGAGTATCTGGTTTGGTGACTCTGGTGGTGGTTTATTTTGGTTTGGTCCCAAAGGATTTCAATTAATAGGAATCCTAATCAGCTTTTCACAGATTGACGGAACAATCATAGAAAATTCATCTACTCGTGTTGATTGTTATCAAAATTGGATAGATCACGAAATAGAGAAGAATAAAGAATTAAATTCTTAAATCATAGTATATTTTATATTATCATATAAACACTTACAAACAAAATACGCATCAACAATATCTGATACGGGGTTAGTTACGCCTGTTTTGTCTGGAGTTATAATTTTAGCTAGATTATGACTTGTTTCCCGTTGAAAAGCACTGTGCATGTCAGCTTTATTTGCATTACCTTTCCCACAAGCTCTCTTCTTAACTTCAGATGGAGTTATAACTTCTACTGGAATATTATTCTGAAAGAATTTATATTTTAGTATACCAGTATTTTCTGCGATATGGAATACCCTACCCTTTGCACCATAGGCATATCCCTCTAACCCAACTTGCTCACAACCATAGCAAACATCGGCTGCCCACGCAGAAATTGTATCATATCGTTCACAATCGTGATTGTACTCTTCAAAAACACTACCATGTATATTCGACAAAAATGTTTTTGCGTATTTTTTGGTATCTGTAAGATAGTAAAATTTACATTTATTAAAAGAGAAAGTATCAGTAATTTCTCCCCTATAAACACAAATTGCTGGACCACACAATGAATAATCGATTCCGGCTATTAGCATAATTTTTCCTTCTAAGTAGTTATATTAAATAAATACATCAAAAGAGGAGAAATAAAATGCCAGTAATTAATATCACTAGAAAAAGTATTCGGTACAAAATAAAGAACATCAAGAGAGTATATTCGTATTAAAAATAACAAGAGGGGACTAACGTCCCCTCTTGCACACGGATAGAGGGTGATCCAGCCCCCCAGTATAATATAACTTTATATATTAAAAGCTAACAGTCAACATGCTCTTGATGAGATACTGTCCGTCAGTGGTGGAAGTTTCCCATCCAGTGTTGGTGAGATCATACCCAGAATCGACTGCGTTTAGAGCATAACCGAAAGAGTTGGTCCACTTAACATTGGAATTAAAGATAACATTCGCACCAATGGTAGCGAGATTTAGATCCGAATTGGTACCATCCATGACACCATATTCGTACTGACCAAATAGCTGTACGTCATGGCTAAGAAGATAGCTGGCAGTACCAACGACAGAATAATTACTCCAACTGTCGTTGACTCGGTTCGACGCAACATAAGCAGCATCAAACTTAAATTCGCCACACTCTACACCAGCATCAAACGTAAAGCTATCGTAACTATCGGTAGCAGTCTGTTCGTTTGCAAATGCACCACCAAGAGTGATGTTCTCAAAACCATCATATTCTACGCGCCCACTAAGTCCGTAGTCATTGTCACCAAAGCTACTGTTGTCAGTGTTAAAACCATCATTGTATGATGCGTAGAAAGAAAAATCATCGAAGCTCTTACTGACTTCGATACCCTGTGACCAACCTTGGCCATATGTGAGGGCTGTGACAGTATAGTCACCAGTGACAAGCGTGGTTGGATCAGAGACGTACCCGCTATAGAAGCTGGTAACGAACTGCCCCGCCTTCACATCAAAACCACCGATGTTCTTACTGAGGAAAGCATCCTTCAGTACAAACTCGGTGTCACTCCACTGACCACTTACTCCATAGTCAAATCCATAAACCTCACCCGAAAATGTAATTCGAGCACGATCAATGTCAAATCCCCGAGTTGTTTCGTTTGATCCACCAGCGTTCCATAGATAACGGAACTGAAGGAAACCAGAAACATCAACGGTGACGGGAGACTCTTCAGACTTGAGACTCATGTGAGTCATCGAGTCTTCGCGAACACCCATGATAAGTTCATGGACATTTACGTTTTCGGCTGCACCTGTCATGAGAGGTGCAGAAAGAAGTACTGTTGCGATATTAATCATAGTAGATCTCCTTTAGTGGCTTCAGCCACCCCAAGTAGTAACTGAGTCCCAGATGGTTGCGATAGCATCGCGGAACCAGAGGACACCATCCCATGCGAATGGGACAAGGGCGAGACTAACGAGGAGGGATCGGGTAATTCCAATCTTTCCAAGCCAGCTCTGTACAAAATCTTTACCGCAACCTGCGGCGGGGCAATCTCCAGTAGTTTTACTCATAGGTTTCTCCTTGTATTAGAGTATAATGTGTCCATGCTCCGACGAACACACTGGATTAATAAAAGTTCTATTGTATCATCAATTAGTTGTTAAGTCAACTACTTCACATGAATTTCCTGAACAAGCAAACGTCTGCGTTCCCGCTGTATTGTCTTCTTGTTCGTACTCTCCCAATCTACTCCAATCCACATCTTGTGGCATGGAAGCTAAAAGTTCTTTGTACTCTTCATCAGTGCAATCCTGATAAGGAGCTTGTCTATATGTATGATCCGAGAATGGTAAGAATGAGACACCGGAGACATCATCAAAATGTTTCCACACCCATGCCCCAACTTCCATCCACTCAGACTCTTTGACTGAAACGGTTATCGATGGTTTGTGTTCACACCAAAACTTCTGATACTTCAACCAAAGTTCCAGTTGTTCTAGCGCAGTAAGATCCATACGAAACACTGCATTTTTTGGTGCCTTCATTGGGAATGAAAATACCATTGTATGTTCTGGCTTCATCACATCAGGTTCACATGGAAATCCGACTTTATCCATAAATGTACATAAAGGATCTTTGATATCTGCACGAACAGTACGAATATAATTTGGGTTATGTCGAGCATGGATTCCAGAAGCAGCGTCAACTAGCTGAGAGACGGTTCCACTAGGTTTTACGCATGTAATAGCAACAGATTCATTTATTCCAATATTCTTTGCTGTCTTCTTGTTCTCTACTATTGCGGTAGTCTTCAGATGCGTTAGAAGCTCTTCTAGTCCCTTAGACTTACCGTTAGTGAGCTTACAATCCATGATACCTGTCATAGATACACCAAGAAGTCGTTCATCTTCACAGTTACGTTCCCACTCACTTGACAAATACTTAAAGTTAGTTAGAGTTGACTGCCAAGTTCCCAGAATCGTAGCAAGACGCACTTTGCGTTCAAGGGATTCCTTTGTGTCGTCTCCACGCACAACAATCTCAGTGAGGTTACAGAATTCTTTATCTCGGAGAATGATCTCGCTACATGGGTTGGTACCAAATTCATGATCAGTTTCTCGCAATCGATAACCATCACCCATAGATTCTCTATGATTATTTGCATGTTCAATTTGTTTCTTAGCCGCATCGCGATTGAAGATACCACGCTCACCAGACTTACTCTTGTAGAGCGAAACCCATTCCTCCATAAACGTACCAATCTCAGGCTTCTCTCTATATGCTACTGAGTTATTCGATAATGCTCTTTGTGGGTCGGAAACCCACCACTGTCCGTGCTTCGCATCACGCATCCGCTCATCGGTAAGCGAAGAGAGTGAGATAAGAGCACTTCTTCGTACTCCCCCAACCACGACAATTTCAGCAATCTTACAGATGACATCATGACACTCGATTGATGTGAGTTTTCTTCCAGCAGCTTTCTGATAGGTATCCACTGTGAACCGGAATAAATCGTCCAGTGGCTCCGGGCCCGAAGCTCTACCACCGAAAGTTTTGAGTTTTGCTCCGGCAGCTCTAACTTTAGATAAGTCCCATTTCGGAATCTGACCTCCAATAAGAAGGGAGTTGAGTTCTTTATATGCTTTAGCCCAACCCATCTTACTATCCTGCACAACAATGGTTGTATCACTCTCTTCAAATTCTTCTGCAATTGTGGGAAGTTTCTTAAGAAAATCACGTTCAACACTAAACCCAACACCAGTACCACACATAAGTACATATAAAATTTCATCGAAAGCGCGAACCCTCCCCGAACTAGCGAATGAGCAATTATATCCTGCGATGTTGTCTCGCTTAAGAGCTTCACC